GGCACGCTCAATATCTTGGTCGATTCGAGCCATGCTCTTTCTAGCAGAGATATGAGCCCATGGAGGAGCAGGAGATGAGAGGTCTAACGAGGCTGCTTCAACAGCTTCCTTAAGTGTGTCATGCGCACTCAAGATCTCGATAGTCTCGATTTTCATTGGGATTAGGGTGTCTAAGAAATTTTCTTGGACTTTAGTAGCTTCTAGCTTGATCATGGTTATATAATACCACACCCCTGACCAAATGTACATGATCGTTTTAGAAGTATTTTCACGATTTACGCGTGGTTTATCTAAGTGATTGGTTTTGAACGCGTTACTCAGTAAACTATTTTTAAGTTTTTTCGTGGGATTTCAGCGTTTTTGAGCGAAATGGTCTTAATGTATTGATTACCATTGCTTTACGGTTAACGCTTTGATTACCAATACGTTAGAGGAACTCGTGCATATTTGAAAGTCAACGCGTTGAATGCCAATTGGTTAGGGCAGATCGAATTGGGTTTCCTTTATTACCCAAGTTCTTTTTCGAGAACTGTGTGGATTTCCCTTCTAATTATGACGATGGGATCTCCATAGAAATTAGAATCCATGATACGTTCCCCATTGTACTTCCAATATTTCAGAGCTTCTTTCTGGTCATAGAATTCTGGTATATTTTCTATAGGCTCATATTTAAAACTTCGGTCTCTCGCTATTAGGTGGATTTGTTTGTAGCCTTTCATTTCAGAGTCATGAGGATTTCTTATAACTTATTTATGATCTTTAAGTAGGGGCGGAGGGAATCGAACCCACACTCAACCGATTATGAGTCGGCTGCTTTAACCGTTAAGCTACGCCCCCTTTAAAATGGTTATTAATCAGCGATATAGTCGTAAATATCTTTCCAGTTATCCACTCGGACAACACTAGGATGGATACCAGTGAACGTGGGATTTTCGTTATACGGATGGTTGATTAAAAACGATCTGAGCCCAATTTGAGCTCCGAGGTTTGCGTTCTCCAACCTATCTTCTACCCAAATGAAATCTGAATCGCGATATCTCTCAAGTGAGTGTTCTTTATCTGCACCGCATGGGAGATACTCCATACGTTCGAATACGCCTTCGCCAAATAATCTCGCGAGATTCTGCTCTCGTAGTTTAATAACGAATGGGTCAGTTCCAATAGAAGTGATGCAGTGGAATACTGCTCCGTGTTCTTCATGTAACTTACGGACATATTTAATCGCGTCCTTAAGCGGAGGAAGGAAACCAATTTCGGCTGATTCACAGAATCGTTCTGTGAGGCTTCCTGCCTTTTCTTTAGGGATACCATACTGCTCACTTATGCAATACGATACACACTTCTTCTTATAGCCCTTACGCTTCATCCACCATTCAAATGAATGCTGCCATGAAAGTAGGACACCGTCGCAATCTGTTAAAATAATCATAATAATTTACTGACTGTAATAGTAGTCAATCTCTTTTCTCAATCTGTCTTCCCACGCGTCAACAGTCTGCTCGAACACAATTGGCTTGGGGTCGCAGTCGACTACCATAATCGTGATAAGTTTTTTAATATCGAATCCAGTGTGCTCTTTGAACATAAGAGCATAAGCACATTCTTGCATGAAATACGTGCTGATTTCTTCTTCTTTTTTTACTCTTCCAGAGGTTTTAAAATCAATGATGGCTGGTTCTCCATCAAATTCAGCAATACAATCTACACGGCCTGCGATCTTTAGGTCGTCTGAGTATAGTGTGCATTCCTGCATATACACGTTACTGAGTCTTTCGTCAATCACACCTTTAAGCGTTTTCCAAGCAAATTGCACATGAGGCATTTTGTCATTGGGTGTACGAATAAAATCAGCTTCGTTGCCTATATACCGTTCAGCAATATTATGAACTGATGTGCCGCGGGTGCATGCGTGCCGCGAGATTCTATTTGCTGCTTCTTCACCGATCGACTTGCGCCATTCAGCCCACTTCCAACGATCTCTGTAACCTAAAACTGTGGTCACAGACGGATATTTGTTTCCTGCAGGTGTGCTGTATAAACGGAGACCATTTTTAGTTCCGGCTTGCAGCTCTTCGTAGTTTAGCTGAATATCAGCGTGCTCAAATGTTTTATTCATTATTAAATGGTGCGGTTGTTAGTGCTACTTCTTAGCTCGTGGGGATCTATTGTACATAAGTTTAAAAACTCTATCAGCAAAAACATCTTCGTCGCTTGCCTCTCGAACAGTTTCTACAGTGTTCCACGAATGGCTACCATAGCACGTTATAGGGTTTTTCACAAGAGCATCTTCAACATAATACTCTCGATCCCAATCTAAGAGTTTTTCTAAGAATGTTGCAGCAACATCGAGGTGCTGTGCAGGCTCAAGCGTGAAGTCAACTTGTACAGTTTGCTGTGTACTAATTTTCATATTAATAATGTTCGATTGTGTTTTCCTTGCCTGAAGCCTTTTTAATTCCCTTAAGAACATCGTTCCATCCAGAACCTGCTCGTCGAATTGGTGATATGGCACCTTCAAAGGACAATCCCGGAGCGCAGACTCCTCTTTTAATAAATCCGCCTTGTCCGCAAGCACATTCATTTCCTACAGGAAGATCTCGGTCTTTTACCAAATGTTCTTCTTCCCACACTTTCTCACACTTATTGCAATAGTAATCGTATCTCATTCTGGATATATTCTACCATGAATTACGCAGCTTGTACACTACAAAATTTCAGGGAAACACGCTTCTACGAGACTTTTTGTCATTTTAGAGTATGTTTTGTTTTGGAGGGTCGTAACAGTGCCATCTTTCGCAGCACAAAGAATGTGCGCATCTTTCTCACTTAGTTGCTCAAGGATTCCGATGAATATTTTTTCTTTCCTAGTGCGGTCAATTGAATTGGCTTTTACACACGCCCCGATTGATCTGAAGGCATTTTTGAGCGAAGATGGTTCTCTACCTTCTGGACATACCTCGAATGGAGGCCTCCCATATGGAAGATCCAATTCGATTTTATCATTGTAGCACAGCTGAAGAATAGACTTCACTTGTTTAAACGCGTTTGCTTTTAGGTAGGCGATTCGTTCATCGCGGGTTTCGAATTTACATGTTTCTTCGAAGATTTCATGAATGTATTTTTGCATAGTATTAGTTTGTTGGAAAGAAGTCTGCTACAGAATCGATTAGCATGTTACAACGCTTTTCAATGAGGTAAGTCAGCACTCCACTTTTCTTTTTGTTTGTCTGTTGGTTATATGTATTGTTAATATCTGTTTTGATATCTTTAGGAATGTAGTCAAAATCGATCACTGACTTATTGCGGCAATAATTGCGATATGTGTCTTGTCCCATCATATCCATCAATTGTGAATCGGTCTTAGCAGTGTACCACTCTTGGATCTTTTTAGCTCGCATAGGTTTTTGGCGAATACCTTCTGTAAACGACTCATCTACACTTAGAACATTCGGAACTCCATCACTATTATCACCGCGGCAGATATGGTCGAATTTATAAAAGGTAGCGTCGTCAACCTTAACGAGCTCACGTTTCATCGGACTAAATTGCTTAACGTTTGAATACTGTTGAAGCTGAAAGAAATCTTTGTCTGATGAAACGATCATGACTGGTTCTCCTTTGCCAAAATCTTGTGTTGATTCAACAAGTTCAGCGATAATATCATCGGCTTCTGCGCGATCTACAGTGACTACAGGGTAGTGCATATTTTCTTTGATCTCGTCTCGCACGCCATTAATAAGACCGAAGAGATGCCCCCAATCTAGAGGAGATTCATCCCGAGTAGTTTTGCGTTTCGCTTTGTACTGTGGGTACGTTTCTTTACGCCATGAGGAGCTGTCGCATGCTATTACCATTTGGCCGTAATCTTTTCGAAACTTGAGGTTAAATCTCCTAAGAGAATTAAGAATCATGTGGCGGATGAGGCCTTCTTCAATTTCTGCTGGTCGGTCTTGCGAGAAGATGGATGCAATGGCAATACCGCTGTAATCTACAATAATCATAATCTATATTTGGTGGTCTGGCTAGATTATACCACAATAATCACAGAGAGTACATGTTATTTTTTCTTTAGCACGTGATTCCTATGAATCTTTCCTCCAATAAACGCGTTGTAGTACTCATCAGGCTTAAACAGTACCTCGCGATCAATCTGTTCTTTCATCTCATAGTAAGTCATTTCACCAGGAGCAATGCACAGTCTCAAAATAACCCGCTTAAATCTTCCTCTTCCATCTTCCTCTAAGAGATATTTGACTTTGGCATTTGAGCCATAGTACTTCTGCCAATCTGACTCTTTCACAGATCTACGTTTATTCTTGCGGCCTTTCAATGGTGGCTTTGTAACCTTCGACCAGAATTTCTTCTTGCCGATATATTTCATCCCATTATAGATATCAGTGATTTCATACACGAAACCATGGTACTCTTCAATCATCTCAGAAGTAAATTCTGAACCATTGTAAATCCACATATGGTTATTTATCAGTAAACTCTTTAAACGATAAGAGCTTACGAGATGAAATAATCTCAAAGAATGTCTTAGATTCGGGACCACTCAATCGATTATAATCAAATTCTACTGATGAATATATAGGACGGTAATGAAGAGTCCGTTCTTTTGGTACAATTAACAACTGGCCTGTTGTCACCATTTCGCCTTTTTTAACGTTTCCGGTTCTCATCGGATTCATAAAAACGTCATCATCAGGACATTTCGCTATCATATCAATAAGATCTCCTGGATCTGAAATATCAGGAGATGCGAACTCTCGTGCGTATTCTAAACGTTTTTCGCTACTCTTTCTAGCCCTAATTATATGATCATCAGTTGGATTTTCTGGATGGCCGAGAACTTTCATTATAATGCCATGATTAGTTCTGCACGAACATGGTTCATTGCGAGAAATTTTTTTAATTACGTGCTTATACTCTCTTGGGTTTTCAGGTGAAGCATCGGCCTTTCTTACAGTATATCCACCTTCGAGTATATAGCACTCGCTTTCATTAAACACGTATGTAGCTCCTGCCAGTTCTAAATCAACAAGAAGTTTTAGGGCGGCCTTTGGAGTTTTTTCTAGAAGGCCTTTACGAATAACTCTTCCATCAGGAGAATAATAACCAATCTGGTCTCTCTTCTTCTTTTTGCTAATGATTTTATCACCTTCCTTTTCGTCGCTTTTTACGGAAAAAGATGATGATATAATTGCTAAACCATGCTCATTAACACCTTCGCTCCATCGGCTCAATTTGTCATCAATAAAGAGGCGTTGTACGGCGTGGCGATTCGATTGCGTTATAACTACATCAGTTTTGTAGTTCCTATCGCGATTTTTAGCGCCAACCCAACCATATCCATTTACGTATTTAACAACAACGACACACATGTATTTAATCCTATTTATACAAACAGCCTATTCAATCCATGATCCATCAGATATGCGCTTTTCCTTAAGCTCCTCGTAATCTTTTTCTTTGCTACCTCCATCATACACCCAAGCATACCCCTTTTCAACCATAACCTCGTTAATAGAGGTGCTAAATTCTTCAGTGTATAGCCAACCTAAAATGCGGCCGTATTTGCCTTCCTTTTCGGTTTTAATAATAATCGAATTGCAGTTTTCAAGATGGGCTTTAAGCCATGCTTTTGCTTCAAGGCCAAGCTTCTTTTCGTGAAGATCTCTTGTCCTAGATTCTGGTGCATCGATAGCAGCAATCCGGACTCTTTCTTTCTTTCTAACGCCAAAGCCCAGATCCATTACCACATCAATAGTGTCTCCATCAACTACTCTGGTCACTTCTCTAATTGTGTATGTGTACATTATTCTTCGAGGTCTTCGTCTTCATCAAATTCGATATCGCTAGTGCCACAGAATGGACAGTAATCAGGGTCTACATAATTGTTATATTCGGCAGCTCTATCTTCAAACCATTCGACGTAATAGTCGGAATGGCACATATGACATTTAAGGTTTTCTTTCATTAGGCTTCGCAGGATGTGCACTCATTGAGAGAGCGGGCTAGTTCTTGTGCAGGATTAGCACTTCGTTGATAATACAAAGACTTGATACCATTCTCCCAAGCCCACACTAGAAGCTCGTTTACTTCTTTTGGTTTTGTGTTGGGAGGAACCATCAAATTAATCGATTGACCTTGATCGATGTATTTTTGTCGTTGAGCCGCTTGAATAAGCACTTCTTTCTGGGAGATTTCACCGAAGTTTTTAAACACTTCTTTTTCGTGGTCAGTGAGAAACGACAGATGCTGTACTGAACCTCCCTTTTCTAGAATGCTTCTCCATGTAGGATTGTCATCCTTAACATAGTATTTAAGAAGCTTCGTAAGTTCTGGATTCTTATAGGTGAACTTACCCTTAGCAAGATCTTTCGTGAAATAATTACTATTAAGTGGTTCAATCGAAGGGCTAACTTGTCCTAGAATAAACGAGCTGCTCGTAGTAGGAGCAATTGCTACTAGACAACTGTTTCGTAGACCGTAACCTTCCATCAGCGCGGGAACTCCGTATTGTATTGCCAGTTCCTTTGAAGTAGCAATTGTTCTCTCTTGAATAGTCTTAAAGATAAGAGAGTTTTGGAGTTTAGCTTCCATAGACTCGAAAGCAATGCTCTCTTGTTGTAGATATGAATGCCAACCCAATACACCAATACCAAGAGCTCGTTGTGTTACAGCAAACTTGTGCGGAGCTTCTAGGTTCTTAACGCATCGTGTCTTATTGATGAACTCAGTCATCACTGCATCAAGGAAACATGTCAATGTCTCAATCGCGTCTGTTTCTACAATCTCTCGCCATTTGGCAAGATTAAGAGAAGACAGGTCGCATACGAATGATTCATCTTCTTCGCTTGAGAGAAAAATTTCAGTACAGAGATTAGAAGCATTAATTCGCTTATTCTTATCTTTATATACTTGAGGAGCAGCACTGTTAGCGTTGTCAGAGAAGAATATGTACGGATAACCAGACTCGTATCGTTTCTTAATAACTTTACCCCATATAGACCGCTTCTTTTTATCGCCAGCAACCATGTCTTTCATCCACTCATCGCTAATTGTGACTCCTATAGAAATATCTTGAATAGCATTTCCTTCTCCTCTAATGCCTAAAAACTCTTCGATGTCACCGTGGTCAATTGGGAGATATGCTGCGAATGAGCCTCTCCGAACATTGCTTTGTGAAATATAATTAGTGAGAGAGTCAAACACAGTCAACTGATGATGGACACCAGTAGCGGCTCCTCCACTTGAGATTTCTGATCCTCTATGACGGACATCGCCAAAATATGCAGATGTCCCTCCACCTACCTTAGACATAGTACCAACCTCAGCCATCTTCCCAAGGATCTTCTCCATATCATCTGGAATATAAGATCCGAAACATGATATTGGTAATCCTCGATCTCTTCCAAAGTTTGACCAAATAGGTGATGATAGCGAATAGAATCCTCTATGCATATAGTCAATAAACTTATCTGCCCACCCCTCTGTTCCAAGATATTCTTGTGCTTTCTCAGCAATGTCAACAATTCTTTGTTCTGCTGATTCTCCGGGTAACAGATACCCTCTTTCTAGAAACTTGCGGCTGTCTTCATTCAACCAATAAATGTCATTCATAATATTATAATAGTAATTTTTTAATCAAAAAGGTCAGCCTCATCAAAGGACTGGCTTTTCTTCGAGTATTCCACCGGCCGTGAGTGGAAGAAATCAGTCATGTTATTTCCAAGAAGCTCTTCTTCAAACCACATTGTAGATTCTAAGAGACTATCATCCACTTCAAACACTGTCTTAAACCCAATTTGTTCTAAAGATGAATTGATCCTATTCTTAATAAACTCTTTAAGGATATCAGCGTTGAGGCCTGGCTCGTTAATACCATTGATCATCCAATCAACAATCTTGCTTTCAGCATCAAACGCATCGAGGGCTTCGCCTCTAATACGATCTTCTAATTCTACATCAAACAATTCTGGCGACTCCTCGCGGATAGTATTGATGATTTTTATGCCAACAAGAGCGTGGATGTTTTCTTCGTTACGCGTGTATTTAACTTGTTGGTCGGTGTCTTTAAGAACGTTTTTGTAACGGGCAAACCAGTTGATGATGTAAAACTGGGAGAACAAAGAAACATTTTCAACGAACAACGTAAATAATGTCAGCGCATAGAGATATTGCTTCTTAGAGCTTTTATAAAACTTGTGTGTGTATTTCCGTAAATAGTTTACGCGGCCTTCAATGAAGTCAAGCTTGAGATTCTCTTCAAAGATATCCTCCATATCAAGGATAGTAATAAGTCTTTCATAAGCGTTATTGTGGATCACTTCAGTGTTAGCCATAACATAGCCAAGATCTTGAAGTGATGGATGAGGTAAGTTTTCACCGAGCTTGGCCCAAAAAGTCTTAACTGCTACTTCGATTTGGGCAATTGCCGAAAGAGTTCGGACAATAATTTCCCTTTCTTGATCATCTAATACCGTTTTAAATTGATGAACATCAGAGGTGAATGAAAATTCTTTATCGGTCCAGAATCCATTGTGCATAGATTCGATGAACTGTTCAGTCCATGGATATAGATTTGGTTTGCGAGATACTTGTTCTTTGAATATAGACATAGCATTATGGTGCTGGTTGCTATTATACCACAACCCGCGGAATATGTAAATTCTATTATTTTACTTATTCCCGCGGTAAAGCGCGCGAAGAGCACCATTGTCGGCATTACGAAGAACTATCACCGAATTTTCATTCCTATTATAATACTTGACGATATCTTTCTCGTCTTCATTAATGAATTTCGACCATCGCTCATATCTAATTCGGCCAGATTCAAACTTCCTGAAGGTTTCTGATGAGACATCAAAAACTCGATATTTTTGGTTTTTAACAGTGGCCAATGGTCTATCTACTATTGCTATAGCGTCGGTGGTAGTTTCTTCTTTATTCATTTAATAATATCTTCCTGTGTAATGTAAATTCTCTGTTGTGTTTTTTTATGGTTCGCCTCAAATACCGCATGACCCAACACTGAGCCACACGGTTGAGATTCCGTTATTTGTACCAGAGAACCTTTAAGCGCGAGTATTTCGCCTGTCTTTGGTAATGCTATGTCACGGACAAGTGCATATTTTCCCGTTTCTATATTTCCGTCTTCGGTCAAATACCATTCATTTAAGTCTGGTTTATATTCCGAAAGATCTACACCATTAGTTTCATTAAGGATCTTGATTAGTCGCTTATCGCTAATTTTTGTATGTTCCTTAATGAGATACAATGCCGCGGCGTAACGTGCGATTGTACTTTGCCCAAGAGGGATTTTTCCCAACAGTCGGCGAAGATTGAATACTAATTTATGAAAAACGCTATATGCTGATTTCTCTTTGGATGTTTCAGGCTTTTTAAGCCTTACTCCCTTTTCATCAACAATGCCTTGTTTAAACGCTGCTGTCTTTATCCACGGCATCGTCAATAGACGAAGGAATCGTAGTGCGTAAAAAAAATCTGGTCCTCTAAATAATGACATATTATATTTCTTTAAGTTTCTTAGCTATGTTCAAATCGACATTTATATCCTGGTAACTGTTGTTCGGCAAGTAATTTAAGAATATTAGAAAGGTTTTTAGTGCATACCACAAATCTTTGTCAACTCTATAGAATAACATTCTCGTTGCTGCTTGTATTTGGAATACATTATAGATTATGATGATATGATTTAAAAGTAGTCTTTCTTGTATTTTTCCGTTTTCTCTGTAGCGTCTAAACAATCTTACGACATATTTAAACTTTGCGAGATCCTCGTAAAACTCCTCTGTAGATAAGCATGTAGGATTATCATAGTATTTTGCTGCAAACAATTCAAAGTTTTCATTATCTAATTTGTCAAACAACTTCATATAAAGTTATTTATCAACACTCAACTTACTGCTCTTTTCCCTTTAGTGCGGAATGCACTTTCTTGATGCCGGCTGGGTTTACTCCAGCACCATCGAGAGCGCTATTAACATCTTCCCACTTAAATAGCGCCTTTTGCCTAGCAAGCGCCTTACGATCGAGGCTCACAACAGCTTCATCAAGATCACTTGATTCTCCGAACCCCATATTTTTGTAGTCATACTCAATATCTTCCCAAATAGTATGGACTTGACTAATAGCTTTTTCCATATTCTTAAAGTCTCCATCATATTTTCCGTCGAGTGATTTGTTGACACCCTTATTTAAGTTTGATCCAACTTTAAGAGACTCCGAAAGGCTGTATATTTGCTTTTGCGCTGTTTTTACGCCTGAACTCATTTTAGCTGCTTCGGTGAGAGTGTCTTCATTCGCTTCTACAGCTTCATCAATACCATCTTCCTGCAACTTGGCCAATTTCACTTTAAGCATTTGTACATACTTATCTTTCCCGCCATATTGCTTAAATCGACCTGGATCTGGATTCTTGATCAACATTTCAAGGTCTTTCACCAAAAGTTGAGCGTCTGATGTAGCTTCACCGAGGATCTTTTTAGCTACATCTACATCCATTTCAGTAGGGAATGTTTTTCCTTCGAATTCGAACTCGTCGTCTCCGGCAACTGCGGCTTTAGCAGCAGCTTTAGTAAATTCGTTTGACTCTTCAACATCAATTGATTCTTTCTTGTATTGGAAGCTGATAGGAACTTCTTCAGGCTTATTAAATTTCTTCGCTGATTTTTTAACGTCATTCAACGATTTGATAATCGTATTGAGGTGTTTAGCATCAAAATCATTACCAGCGGTTTGGTTCTTTAAAAGATCAGCTAGCGCCTTGCTGGCCACATACAGCTCGCTGTTAATAATATTACCTGGGAGCCGCATGAATGCTTCTTCAATTTCACTCGACTCGCCAAGGATTTTCTTAGCTACATCTAAGCCCATTTCAGCAGGAAATGTTTTTCCTTCGAATTCAAATTCATCATCACCAGCAACTGCAGCTTTTGCCGCGGCCTTAGTGAATTCGTTTGCCTCTTCAACATCAATAGCATGAAGATCGACAAAATCTTTATCAGAATCTTGAACTTTAGTTTCTTTAGTGTTTTTCTTTTCGCCTAAGAGGACGCGTGTTACAGCGTCGGCTAGATTCGCGAGCGATTCGTCTTGTGGTTTCATGATAGTTTTATTTATATGTTTACTCTGCGTCTTTTAGTTTTTGAAGGCGGATAGCTTCAGCAGCTTTGATTTTTGGTATCAGCTTCTTCGCAATTTTTTTAATAGCGCCCCTTTTCTTTTCAACTTTTTTATCAAGTTGAGTCTTTTGAGCGAATGACATTGCCGCATAACTTTGGCCGTCTGGTATAAATTTGTTGCGGATAATATCAGTAGCTTGTTTCTGAGCTCGTGCTTTGAGTTTTTCAGGGGAAGCTTTTTTCTTCAGTGCCTTTTCGCGCTTCTTTATTAGCTTAGGCATTATTCTTTTCATCATACGGCTTCTAGCCATGCGTTGAGCAGGGTTCAATGGCTTTTCAGTGAGATATTGTTTAAATGATACCATCTTATTGTTCTGTTGATCCGGTGAATATCCACACGATGACGCCGGCCCCTGCAGTTATTAATGCTGATACCGCAGTCCACACAATAGACTTAATAGCAGTAATAGTTGATTCATTTTCGTGCTGTATATCCTCAACTTTGCGCAATCTGTCATCTTGATCGACCATTTTTTGCAGAATCATTCGCGTTGTCTCATCGAGGTTCACGATTTTTTCTTCAGCTCTAGCTAAAGCGATAACTGCTTCAGTCATCTTATCGATCTTCTCCTCAATGCGGTCTAGTCTATGGTTATCTCCCCGATTTGTGTCTGACATTAGAATAGTGTTATTTATAATCTACTTAGTTTCCAAACCTATAGAGATTGGTAACGAGATCTTATGATCAAGTTTTTCGATAAAGTGTTTTTTGTTATCTGAATCGATAACATAATTTGACTTGCGGTCTTTGATAGTGATCATGTCACCAGATTCTGTAGATGCTTTATCTCCTACATTGAAAATGTCGCCTGAGATATACCGCTCTCGTTTTTCTGAGAGACTTGGTAGTTGAACATGTTTGCGAAAGCTGACCATTTCTTTCAAACCCATCCTCTTTCGAATTAGGTTGAAAAGTATCATGTCCTCTCCATACTCTTTTGGCAATCCAGCGCTGAACGCTTTAAAGTCGCCTTCAAGAGCAGCTGCTCTCATCTTAGACGCGCTCATTCCCTCAACACCTTCGGCATCGGGGTCACGCTCGCCGGCCGAGACAACTTCTATGCCATCTTTGAAATCATAAAATCCGTGACGGGCTTTTGTGCCGTTATATTTCTTAAGCAGTTTTTGAAATTCAGAAATACGGTCAGAACCAACAACCAGTGTGATGCGGGTGAAACCCTGATCGTGGAGGAGTGACGCTATATCAAGAATATTCTTACCATTCTTATCCTCGATAATATTGCGGCCGTGCTTAGGAAACATCTTCCGCATAACACGAATTTTTTCTTTATACACAAGAGGATTCTTTTTAGCATCGTTAGATTGAGATGCGTATATACGATACTGATTTCCGACTGCAGTTGCCGCGACCTTTTTTATAAGTTTACCGTGGCCAACTGTAGGAGGGTTAAAGCGGCCGAAAGTAAATGCTACGGCATTTATGCTTTCTTCATTAAACTCTTTAAAGCCTTTGATCGTTTTTTTATTTGATTCGTTCATCGTTCCCAACCTTTTATTACGTCTGCTGAAAAATTATTTGTAGAAAATTCTAATCGATCGACTAGTTTAACTGCGCCATTAGTATTATAATCGATTGCAACAAATCCTTCTGAACCTGTTACTTTAAAACCCTGTTTTGTTCTAATAAATGTATCGATCTCTTTCAGTTTATCTAATTTATTTATAATGATTAATTTAGCATCAACAATAGCGTTCATCAGCTGGAACATCAAATCTAAGTTTTTGCGGTTGTTCTTAGAAAAGAATTGCATTTCTTCTTCATGTTTTTTAAGCACTGCTTCTTTACCCTTGGCGCTTTTACGCTTGTCGTACTCTTTTTTGTACTTTGTGTCGAACCACGCAATTAGGTCATTCACGTGTTTAGTGGTATTGCCAATCCGCTCTCCTTTCCGGACGAAGGTGTTGCCGAAAGTCTCAATCTTAGTTGCGAGAGACGGTGTATTCTCTAACTCGTTGAGAGTCGTCGATTTAATCTGTTGAAAGATCTTACCTGCTTTCGAGAGCTGCTGAGTAACTTCATCAGTATCTGCTTTCGTGAGAGTAGCTGTTCCAGACAAGTTTTTAAGATCTGCGGCCTGTTGCCAAACACTTGCTTTCTTCTTAAGATTGGAAATATCCACACCGTAAGATGCGCTCAGCGACTCAAAATCCTTTCCTTTATACGTTGTATGCCACACAACTCCCAGATTCGCTTTACCAATGGTTTTTGCTAATTTAGAATCGGCAGGAACTGCATACACAAGGGTGTTAGGCTGAAACGTAATGTATTTCTTGCCGTCAATCGTTTCAGCCTCAACATCGCCTTTTGTAAACATGATATCTCCCTGAATAACATTCTTAATACCAAGATCTTTAAGTTCGTTGAATGCTATCACCAATTTGTCTGCTAGGTCACCTGATGTGTCGTTTCGGACATCAGCCTCTGACTTATAAACCATTGGATCCTTATTAAAAATGCCTTTTTTTGCTACAAAGAACTTTCCATCAGTTGGATCAACACCTGCAAATACCGCAGGTGCCCCGTCCCATTTTTCTGTAACGTTGGTTGATGCGCTTGCTTTACCAGCTAGCATGTCTCTTAAAGACCGTAAGGCAAAGATTGCCTCGCGAGCTCCTTTAACTCCGCCGTAGATAACGCGGTCTTCAATGTGTGTCATGTGGGTGTTTTTCCCAGCCTTTGACGCTTCAGTTATGCTATCGCTAAGATGCTCTTTAAATGATTTCATTAATTAAATAGTCCTTTAAATTCTTTAGTCATTCCTGCCTGGAATGAAGGTGCAGATCCAAAATTTCCTTTATACCGTAGTTGTATTCGCATAACAGATATTTCACCTATTACTAAAATATAATTTAAATTCGCGGCGGTTGCTCCCGGGTCAAATGCTTGCTTCTTTTTTGGATCTCTTATTATTTTTGCTGGACCAGACGAAAATACGTTTTCTAAAACGCTTGTCATTGTATCAATATCTTTGTAGTCTCCCTTTGAAATTTGAGGGCCCTTTTGCAAATATTGGCCGATTCCAGTTACAAGTGCAAAGTCAAAGTTTACCTTTTGCAAATCTTTGAGCTCTGCTTTAAAAATTAGTTGAACCAAAGACTCTGCAAATAAATCTGAATTATCTAATAAAATATTATCCATTTTAATCAGTACACTTTTTTGTGAAGTTAAAGATGAATTGATT